CTCATAACACCGTCCATAAACCCTGCGCCTGAGCCTAGACAATGGGCTCATGAAAATCATTGACGCGTCCTTAGTTGAAATCATTGACCGTTGCCGCGAGCTTATTGACTCGGCAATGTCGGAGGCGGGCTTGCCTAACCGCAGGGCAGTTCCAGATCGTTCGATCTACCGAATCTTAAGCGAAGGCACGGACTCCTTCGGCCTCATTGTTGAAGACCAAGGTAAGCCCATCGGGTTTGCTTCGGTCTTTGTCTTTACTCACCAGCACAGCGGCGAAGTCTTCGCACAAAACGATGCGATCTATCTGTCGCCGGAATATCGCAATACTTCAATCGGCGGCCGCTTGGCAGTGCTGGCAGAACGTAAAGCAATCGAGGCAGGCGCCAAGTTTTTCCTATGGGACGTGCCCGAGGATTCTCCTCTGGCTACGGCACTCGCAAAGAGAGTGCAGGGCAGAAAGCATCTTTTATTTTTTAAGGAACTTTGATCATGGGAATGACTGCAGCAGTTATCGCGGGCACATTAGTGGGTGCCGTGACTTCGGGGTTAAGCGCTTATGAGCAGAAACGCGCCGGGGATCGTCAAGCATCTGCCGCCAAGGAACAGCTCGCTCAGCAGCAGGCCTTGGCTCAGGAAGAGGATCAGGCCCGCAACAAAGCAAACCGCAAGCAGGCTGACCTTGACGGCCTTTTAGCGGACAACACGATTGACAACGGCTTGGGATCCACGCTTCTGACAAACGGCAATGCGGCTCCCCTGAACCCTGGCGCGCTTGGCACCGGTTCCTCTTTACTCGGAGGCTGATCATGGGAGCAGTATCGTCTGTGGTCCACGCTGTGGGCAAGGTGGTCAAACCCATTGTGAAGGCGGCCGCCAACGTTGCAACTGCGGGCATGTACAACCACATGCAGAACAAGGCCAAAGATCAGGCAAGGAAAGCGCAGGCTCAAGCCGCTCGACAGCAGGCGCAGGCTGAAGAACAGCAGTCTCAGAACGCCAACATGGCAAACAAAAAACATGCAAATGTCGGCGACACGGTTGTTGATGACACTCCGGAAGGAATGAGTGAAACGGTTCTGGCAAGTGAAGCGGCGCAGGACGAACGCTTCAAACTGCAGAAGAAACAGCTTATCGGGGGTTAGTTATGCCCGCAGACATCAAGCTTATCAATCAGCGCTTCGAGAGCCTCAAACAGGAGCGCAGTTCCTGGGAGGATCTGTGGCGCGATATTCGCGACTACTGTCTTCCGGACTTAGGATGCTTCTCAGGTGAAGATGCAACTCAAGGCTCAAAGCGTTATCGCAAGATCCTCGATGCTGAAGCAATTGCCTGCGCGGATGTTTTGGCCGCGGGTTTGCTCGGCGGCGTCTCGTCTCCTTCCAGGCCGTGGCTGCGCCTCACAACGATGGATCCGGATCTCGATAAGAATCCCGCTGTCAAAGAGTGGATGACGAAGGTTCAAAACCTATTGCTTCTCTACTTCTCAAAAGCCGAATGCTACAACGCGCTTCACCAGAGCTACTTGGAGCTTCCGGTATTCGGCACAGCATGCACGATCGTCAAGCCTCATCCGGAACAACTCATCTCCCTGCAGAACCTCACAATCGGGGAATACTGGCTTGCTGAAGATGATTATGGAAAGGTCGATACGATGTATCGCCGCCTTTCCCTCACGGCAAAACAAATGGTCCAGCAATGGGGCTTCGAGGCCGTAAACAATGATGTTCGGCAGGCATTTGAGAAAGATCCCTTTGCCCGCTTCAATGTGATTCACGCAATTGAACCTCGCATTGAACGTAATCCGGATAAACGGGACAACAAGAATATGCCCTGGCAGTCCGTCTATTTTCAGGAAGGAGTACAAGACAAAGTTCTCTCTGAGTCAGGTTTTAGAAACTTCCCGGCACTGTGCCCGCGCTGGATGACTTCGGGCGGCTCTGTATATGGCCGCGGTCCCGGCGCCAAGGCCTTAAGCGCACAGAAGTCTTTGCAGAGACTGCATCTGAGACTTGCCGAGCTTGTCGACTATGGAACCAGGCCGCCGATTCTCTATCCGTCCACCCTTAAGGATCAGCTGAGCCAGTTCAAACCTGGAGGCCGTGTGGCCGTCAACCCACAGGAAGCTCCGATCATCCGCTCCATGTGGGAGGTACGCACCGATCCGCAGGCAATGCTGGCTCTGATTCAATCGACCCGACAGGACATTCAGCGCATCTTCTTCGTCAACGTGTTTCAAATGATCGCGGCAACTGCGAATCAAACAGACCGCACCGCGACAGAAGTTCAAGCCCTCGAGCAGGAAAAAGTGATGATGCTCGGGCCTGTGCTGGAGCGCCTGCACACCGAGCTTCTTGATCCGCTTGTAACAAACGCCTTTGGCTTCATGGTTGAGTACAACATGCTCCCCGAGGTTCCGGAAGAACTCTACGGCAGAGAGCTTTCGATCGAGTATGTCTCGGTGTTGGCAGAAGCCCAGAAGAACGCATCGGCAAACGGCATTGTGAGAACAGCTCAGCAGATCGGCCTCCTGGCTCAGATCAATCCCCAGGCCGTGGACAAGCTTGATGTGGATGCAACGATTGATCAGCTTGCAGACATGAACGGAGTGCCTCCGTCCTTGATTGTGACAGGGCAGAAGGTTGCACTCATTCGCCAGCAAAGGGCCGAGCAACAGCAGGCACAGATGCAGGCCGCTCAGCTTCAGCAGGCAATGACTAGCCTCAAAGACTTAGGGCAGGCAGCTGACTCCCAGGGTCTGCAGGAAGCATTCTCCGAAGAGGGAGCGCAGTAAGCGTCCATAAACCTAAAGGCCCCTAAATGACAATGACAGACATAGATGATCCGCTTCTCGAAATCGAACAGCGGGAGCTGGCTGAAAAGGCCGAGAAACAAAAGCTCAAGGAGCTGGAAATTGCCATCAAGAAAACTCTTGAGACAGTCGAAGGCCGAAGGGTCTTTCAATGGATTCTCGACATGACAGCCGTCGACAGTTCGGTCACGTCTCAGGACATGACGCTGATGACGATAGCTTCCGCAAGGCGCGATATAGGTTTGCAAATATTGAATCGACTCAAGGGCATCAATCTCGAGCTGGTTCGCAGAATGGAGAACGAAAAACTAAATGGCTGAAACCGCAGAAACCACTGTCAACGAAGCAGGCGCTGCCGCAACTCAAGGCACCGTTCCTCCTGCAGATCCTACTCCGGCACCTCAGGATTCGACACCTCCGGCACAGCCCGAACCTGCCGCTGAAGCTCCCCAGCCACAGGCTGAAGAACCTGAAGGTATGGGCGCAGAAGAGGAAAAGGAAGAGCCTGCTAAAGAGGATGCCGAAAAGAAGGAAGGCAACGATGTTTTGGGCGCGCCTGAAAAGGGTTACGACGAAACAGGCATTGAACTTCCGGAAGGCATTCAGCT